GCTGGACCACATGCCGGTGATCGCTGGACCACATGCCGGTGATCGCTGGACCACATGCCGGTGATCGCTGGACCACATGCCGGTGATCGCTGGACCACATGAGCGTCATACCCCAAGAGGCTTCCCGCTGGTGCCCAAAGGGTCCAGAAGCACGACGTCACCGGAGAACTTGCTCCGGGAGGACAGCACGGCGGTTTTGCGTAGCTCGGCCATGGCGAGGGAAATCTGGCGGCGGATCTGCTTTTGCGGCTGTTCCAGATCCAGGTTGATCGCGGCGGCCAGGGTGAGGAAGTGGCCGCGCCACTCCCCCCGGTGGGAGGTGGCGAAACGGTGCAGCGCCTTCGACACTGGGCGCGACAGCTCTGCTCGTTTCGCCAGATCCAGCAGGTTGACTGAACCAGCCGCGTACATCTCAGCAAAATAGGGATTCACGGTGACGGCGATGGTAGCGTCTTTGTCATCGCCGTCAGCACCGGCCACCATGTTCGTGATGCTCCACTTCCCCCGCTTGGTCTGAAGCCTGACCACGGCCATGGCCAGCAGTTCCAGCCCGGCCTTCACGCGCTCGTAATTGCGCTTGCCAGTCGTCTTATATCCAAGCGCCGTCAGGATCGGCCGCAGCGGTCCCCTATACGTCCAGGTGGGGCGGCCGGCGTTGTCCTCGGGGGAAACCGTTTTCAGCAGCGCCAGGACCGCCAGAAGAAGGTCTTCCTCGAAGGTGGACAGCTTGGGGCCTGAGTATGTGACGTCCCCCCAGGCGCTCTTGGCAATGACCATGCCCCGGATAAACGGACGCGAGGCCAAGGCCATTTCGTTCTTCCCCATTGGAAAAAACGGCGACACCCGGCACAGATCGGTCGGCATGGGCGCAAAAGCCATCCATCCCTGCTCGGCTGGTAGGACGCCCTTGGGCGCGATCTCCCCATGGAGCTCTGCGGCGGCGGTTTCGGCATCCTGCTCGATGGGCAGCCCCGCACGACGAGACGCGATGCGATCCGCAACCGTTTGCCAGGCCGGTTTGCACAGTTCATTGCTCATGTTGCCTACCTCCTCCCGAAAATGGACCGCCAAAGCGACCGTCTAACAGGTTTTTCCGCTTCGCCCTGACCTTCGGGTCGGATTTCGATTTTCGACGGCTCTACGGGCTTGCCTGCCCCCATCCCGACCGGCAACGCGCAAAGTAGTTGATCCACCCGGGCATTGGCGGCATCAAGTTCGCGTTCTGCTCTGGCCAAGCGCTCTTCCAGCAGTCGCCGGACATCAGCCGCTGCATCCAACCGGGCACGCAATTCGGCAACAGTTGGTGAATCTAGCTCGCACTCTTGAGCCTTGGTTTTCGTCTTCTGGTTTCCTGGCTGGTAAACACGGAATAGCTCGGAACTATCAACTATCCACTTACCATTCAGGTCTTTTTGACCGGAAAGCCGGCCTTCTTTGATCGCCTTAAATAAAGCCTGCTTGGTCAAGTTTACAGCGGTTGCCGCTTCGGAAAGTGTCATCTCCATAGGGTAACGCCCTCACTCATTTTTATGGGCGTTACCATTAAGATAAGCAAACCACCATAAAAAAGCGGGGCGCACCGACATTGGCACGCCCCCTTCCTGCGATCTAGGCCGCTCGCCGGCCTTTGGAATCCAGTAGCACGTCCACCGACTTTTGAAACCCTTCGAGCAGATAGGAAAGCCCGTACATTTCCTCAGCCCCCCAGAGAAAATGTCGCTTCCACTCGCATATTGTCCCCGATTTCCCTTGCAGCGGCACCGAGGAACGCAAGAACACAACTACAGCGGGAAAGCTCGTACTCGAAATTATCATGTGGACGACAACGGAACTGGCAGCGGCTTTCAGACAGGTCTTTGAGCTGTTCCAAGGTAGGCATGTGAAAGACTCCTATGATTCAAGCGTTGTGGGCCTTGCGCCATAGAAAAAGGCCCTGAGTTTTGCTTGCGACCATAGGACCGCCTCCATGCCTCACGACATGAAGAAACTCAGGGCCACGCATAAACGCCACAAAAGAGTGGCGGCTATTCGCCCAAAACAAAACCCCAGGTTTTGAGGGCCTGGGGCGGCCCTATGGATGCAAGCACCTTGACCCTACCCCGGCCCGTGCATCCACGTCAACATCGATCACGATAGAGCACCGGATTTTCTGCTTGCCAGTCATCCCAAGCAGCACGAATTTCGTCCAGATTTCCACGGGCTATCAGATGCTTTACTCTTGGTGGAATATAATATAGAGACCAGCCGTTGCCACGCTCCCGATTGATGCAAAGTCCACGTTCTCGCATATCGCGGCGTAACTGTAATACTTCTTCGGTGTCAAATCTCCGCATACAAATCACCACCGGACCGTTGGGGTACAGCGTCACAACAGCCGTCGTTATTGTTCGTAAAAGGCCAGACAGCGCGCCATTCATCATCGGCAATGCTCGGGGCGTGTCTACGGCACTCGCCCATAACGGCGTCAGCAGTAGCAGTTTCCCAAGCTCCACAACGATCACAAGTAACAAATCCCGCACTCATGTTTCTACCTCGCTTCATAATTACGACAGCAGCAAGTTTCCATTACTCTGTCATTTGGTTTCGCTTTGAAATCTTGAAAGCACATTCCAAGTCTAGGTCTATAATCTGCCGGGACAAAATAGATGCAGCTTTTACAGCATTTCGGTTTCGTAGGATCGTCACGCATTCGTTGTTTCCTCTTGCTTGGACGATCCGTGCAACTCATCGCCACCAGGACGCGGCTTCCAGCCCTCTACTTCACGAACTTCATTAGGTGTCAAGATGCCGCATGTAACAGCGATCTGGTGGCTTTTCCACCTGGTCTCAGGGTCTCCGCGAAGCAGGCCGGAAAGATCAAATTCAATCTGGCGTTGAGAAGGACCGGAAAGCAGCTTTCTCTCTATCTCTGCTTCAATACGTCTCAACCAAGGGCCAAGCGTATGTTGTGCGAACCATCTTCCGGCGGTCTCTGAATTGGTGAAAGAGCTGTTGTCCCAAATTCCAACAAGCGGCGGCGGCACCTGAAAAAGGCGCGCAATTTCCTCAGCGGCGAATTTGCGGCTATCCAAAAGTTCGATGTCTTCGGCAGTAGGTGAAATGACTTTTACTTCCTTAGAGCGATCCAGAAGCATAATCCGTCCGGCTTTTGATGGGCCGCCATATCCGCTATGAAGTTGTTCGCGCATCCTCTTATACTGTTCTTCGGAATAATTCCCCTCCGTGGTCACGACGATAGAAGGAACCGCCCGGTTCTGCATGTAAGCAGAAGAAAACTCCTGGACAAGCAAAGCATTCAGCAGGGCACCATGGGCGCGTGCTAAACGGGCTCGCCCAAGCAAGCCGTCATCACTGGTGTCTTTGAGGTGGAGCACTTCGGTATCCAAGAGACGACGCTGCTTTCCAGTTCCACCGTAAATGCTCACCACGTCGGTCACGTCATAGATCATGCGACCGCTTGGGAGGATCTGAGGCGATACGAGCCACCAGGGGATAGGACGCAGCTCGGCCAGACGGCCGGCACCGTCTGTCACGATCTCCACGAGACCGTTGCCCCACAACAGGGCCTGTCTGGTCCACCAGGTGGCGAAGTCGGGCCAGCTCTGCCGGCTGTTCGGGCCGTGGGCGACGAGACCGGCCAAGGGGTGGCGGGAATCAACATCGCGGCCACCGTCCTGCTCGCGGTAAACATACACGGGCAGGCTGGACACGCCGTCAGCAATGCGGTCCACGCACGCGGACACGATGCTGAGGGCTTCGGCCTGCCGGGGGTTCATGAGTGCGCCACCGGGTGTCGTATTCAGGCCAGACAGCCCCCGCACGCCGTCCCAAGACGGGTCTTCGGCGGCACGGGTCTCGGGCTTGCGTTGAAAAAGGGAAAAGAAGCTCATAAGCACGTCTCCAGATACTTCCTGGCCAACACCAAGCGGACAGGGAGGACATGATGGGCGGATCGGGCCGTGACGGTGGTTCCGGCATAGGCTGGCCAAGAGGACACGACGCTGATCTCATGCAGATTGACATGGAGCAGCTCGCGCAGGTCATCCTGCCACCGCTGCCCACCATCGGGGACGGAAAAGCCAAAGCTCATGCCTCCCAGGTCGCCGCGTTCGGCCAGCTCCAGGATGTCATGGCCTGCGGTCGTGTCCGGGATGTCCAGGGAGAAGGCCAAACCACGCATGTCTTCGGCAAGCCGCAGGGTGCCGGATCTGGTGCGCGCCAGTACCTTGGCCGGGTCGTGATCGGCCAGGGCCAGCACGTCGCCGGCCAAGCTGGCCTTGAACGCTCCAGGCCGGATGACTTCCCGAAAATCACTCACACGTGCTTCTGTACCGAAAATCGCGGCGTACCCTTCCAGCTTCCGTCCCTTGGCTCGAAGCTCAGACGAAAATCTTTGTTCGATATTCATAGAAAAAAACCCTTCGCTGCTCATCAGGCCCAACCCGCGACGGCTGGACGACGGCCACCGGGGTGGTGGTGGCCGTTTCGCATGGTTACGCCGTGGTGATGTCCTTGATGGCCGCGAAGGACTCCGTGTGCCTGACAGCGAGGTCGAGCGTCATCATGGCGCGCACCGACACGTTGCCCTTGGCGTAGGCCGTGGACTCATACGGGTTGACCAGCAGATCCAGCTCCGACCAGAACCCGAGAATCAAGTCGGAGAAGTTGCCGAAGATGAGGGCGGACAGGCCGGTGCCGGTGCTCTTGGTCAGGTCGCTCGGGACCAGATTGGTCACGGCCGCCGGGTACCCGGCAAGGGCGTTGGGCTCGGCCCACAGGAAGCCACCCGAAGCGTCACCGGAGACCTTCAGGGCCTTCCGGGCAGCGTTGCGCACCTTGGCGTTCGTGAGGAAGGCCAAGTTGCCCTCGTCAGCGTTCTCGACCTCCAGCTCGGCCATGAGGTCGTTGATTTTGTCCCAGGTCAGGGCACCGCCAGTCGCCCCGATGGCCACGTCACCGATGCCGCTGGTGGAAAGAATGCCCGAAGGCTCATTCGAGCCGCCACCGACGATGGCCACCTTGTCCACGGCCTCGGCCAGAACGGCGGACAGGTCGGCACGGACCAGGGTTTCCACGTCCGGGCTCGACTGCATAAGCATCTGCCGGGACATTTCCACGATGCCGCCCGCGTGTTTGGGGCTCATGGTGATGGAGCCGAACTTGGGGTCAGAAGCGGTCAGGGCCGCGTTTTCAGCAACCCAACCCGAGGAGGCACTGCCCTTCAAGTTCGGGATCTCCAGATTGCCCACCAGGCCGGAAATGACGCGGGCGCCAAGCCGGCGGATGACCAGGCGCTGGCGGAGGGCGTCAACGAACAAGTCGCCGCGATGATCCATGCTCACCAGATTGGAGCCGGCACCATCGGCCGGCAAGGCCGTGGTCAGGACGCGCTGTTCCAGGGCAGCCATGGGGACCAGGATGCCCTGGGCCTTCCGGCCGGAACGGCGTTCCAGCTCGGCGGAAATCTCCCGTTCCCGGCCTGCATCCACGGACATGCCGCTGGCGGCGGCGATGGCCTTGACCAGGGAAAACTGCCTGACCTCATCGTCAAAGGTCTGGTCTCCGGTGCTGGTGATGGGCGTGCCGGCCGCCCGCCGCTCAAGCTCGTCCAGGGTAGCTTGCCGCTGGATCGCGGCCTCCGCCTTGGCCGCCTCAGCCTTCAGGGTGTCGAAGCGCGCAGTCTCGTCGGCGGTCAAGTCGCGCTTCTCGGCCTCGGCCTTGTCCACAATGCCACGCATTTCGGCTACAGTGATAGAACGCTTCTCTTGCAGTTCACGAAGATTCATATCAAAACCTCTCTTACTTTGGTTTTATTGTTAATGCGGTGGTTGATGCCCTTTCTATGTATTGAACCCAGCTTCACAATGCGGCGTCTTTTCGAGGACACCTTACAACAGTGACGCCACCGCTCGCCACTACGGAGCGAGGCCGCATATCACTGAGCAGCGCAACCTGCCCAATTTTATTCATCGGCCTCATTAAGGCCGAGGTTCTCAACAATCTTGCGAACGATGGGACCGGGAAGGATGACAAGAAAGGTACAAGCGCCGTGTCGCACTTCATCGGCAATTTGCTCATCAACAATTGACGTATGGCCCGATCCAATGGCAATATTTTCGCCATCGTTATAGATCACATACTTGATAAACTTGTATGCAATTTCTAGGACACTAGCGGGCGCTTTCTCAAACGATCTAAGACACTGTGCGGGGTATAACATCGTACTTTCAACCAATTCGGAAGCAGTAACAATGCTGGTGAATCCGGCCAGCTTGGAAACGAAGGCAATGCGCAGAACGTCGAGAATACTGAACTTGCGCCAGGACGCATCTTCGCGTTCCATGTTGGCGTCGAGTAAAATTTGTCTGCGGTCTAACCAATTACGTAACTGTGTTGGACTAACATTAGCGGCCAAAGCAGCTTCACGAAAAGAAAACTGCGGTAAATCAACTTGAATGATTGGCATATCGCCACCTCCATTTGCGCGAACAATAGTGGAATGCCTCGTGTGATACAAGAACCCCCGTGCAAGTATTTTAGATATATAGTTTAAATTAGAAAAGTTGCAGTGCCGCAACAGAGGTTGTTTGCGGGCGGGGAGGCTCGGATGGGTCTTGGGTTTGGTTTCGCTCTACGGAACAAAACCCAAGACCATGCGGGTATGGGGGCCTGTCGGCTCTGGGAGATCAGTGAAAACCTGCACCGGGCGGAACTGACGGCGCTGGAACGGGACAAGCTGGTCGCGGAGTGGGTGGAGCTGACGGGGGATCAATCGGAACAAAGTGTTCCAATTGAAAGCAAGCGTGAGGACGGCAAGGGGCATCGCCCTGAAAGTGGTGTTCGTCTTGCGGCCCGCCGGCTCCCCGTCGAAGGCAAGACTGACGATGCCAAGCGCATGAACGTCGTCCGCGCCCTCAAGGTCGCCTCCCTTTCCCCTGAAGCCCAGGATGAAGCAGTTGAGGCCGTTGGCTTAAACCATACCACGATGATAGGAAAAGACTACAAAAACGACAGCGCAAGAATTTGAGGGGCGCACTCGGTTTTACGGCGTCAGCTCACAGAGATTTTTTCCAAGTGCTTGATCGAATTGAATATTTTATTAAATTTATGATAAATTTATGGGCCAGATCTCGACCAGGGAAAGGGGTGGGGCTCGTCATCTTAATTATATCTCAGCTTTTCGGGTAGTTATAAAAATATCATGTCATTTCAACGCGATGACGCATGACGCATCGGGCACCTATTTTCCCATTATTTGATTTTATACGCGTCCGTAGCCCTCAAAACATCAATATTTTTGAATAATGGGGATTTTGGTGCCCAATGCGTCATGCGTCATCGCAGCATAATCACTAACTTTTTTCAAAAATCACCCTCTTCTGGTCATAAAAAAGCCCCCTTGCGGGGGCTCTACGTTTAGTTTTTATCTACATCACTGTATTAGAACGCCTCGTCCGGTATTAATCGAATTCCCCCATATCCACGAACAGCGGCTGTTCTTTTTCTACTAAATCCACGTCGAAGCAAACATGCCCCGAATGCTTTTGTACTCCCGGCTTTCTCGCCGTGTTCTTCAGCAAACAACTTCCATGAAGCAAACAACGCGCTTGTCGTATCCTCATAACTCGATCCAACCTCACACTTTTCACTTATCCACTGACCAAAAAAGTCTTGATCCTCGAAATAGGCTTGCGTTGATCTATCCACCACTTCTGGACGAACAAGGCCGTTTTCTTGCCAATCAAGACAACCCTCGATCATCCAACGTAATATAGCGGAATATTCGCTTTTCAACTTCTCGCCTAGCTCACGATCAACAACTTCAGGCTGGTATACGAATGGAATTATGTTAAATCTGCGTTTCGCAGCATCATCAACATTACGAAGCACGGGTTGATGATTACCGATAATAAGCAACTTAAACATTGGCAAAAACTGAAAGTAGTCTTGCCTCATAAACCGAGCAGATACTTTGTCACCACCTGTCAATTGTTTGATGCGTGATTCTGCCCAGTATTTTCCCTCTTCGGTTTCACTAGCAGTAACAAGGCGCGCTCCCCGCAGCATTGCTACATCAGTAGGATGCCGATCACCTTTTGCTTCTGTAAACGTCTCCATCGCTGAAGTTGTCGCATAATCTCCCATGATATTAGTGATAGTTTCGAGAAACACTGATTTACCATTTCCACCAGGACCAAAGACAAAAAACAGCCCGTGTTCTCTTGTATCACCAGTCAAGCTATAGCCAACGATTTGTTGCATATATCGTTGTAAGCCTTGATCGTTGTTTGTTGCCTGATTAAGGAACTTACGCCACATAGGACAGTCAGAAACAGCCGTAGGAGTAACAATACACTGTTTAGTTATATGGTCCTGTTGTGTCGCTTCCCGGATTTCACCTGTATGTAAATCAACAACTCCCCCAGGCGTTCCTAGTAAGAAACTATCTGAATCCCATATATCAGAAGTTACAGCTAGACGCCTATCTGTTTGGGCGAACTTCTCTACAGCACTTGCGGTTGATACTGTCAAAAGGCCAGTGATCTTTTGCCCTTTTTCTGTAAAAGCATTTTCACGACATAAATCACGAGCCCACGAGAAAGCGAGTCTCGTTTCTTCTTTCTTCCACCGTGACCCATCCCATTGAAACCATGAGCCGACATGATGGTCAAAACGTAATGAATCCGCGTGGCGCTCAGCAAACAATAACGCCAATTCATCTTGGCATGGCTTATTTGCTATTTGCGATCTTCTACGCTTTGCTTTACCACCAATCATCCATTTGGCTAGTGATTCATCACCAGATATAACCTTTCGAGCATCGGCCCATTTTTTATCTTGGCATGAATCATGGAAGCACTGATAAATCAATTTGCCATTTGGCATTTCAATAATACATGCTTCACCATTTTTGTGGTCAGAGTTAAAGAGGCATTCAGACAAACAGTGCATTTTAGCACCGTCTTCACGCTCTTTAACCCGTGTAACTTCAACATCATGATCTTCGAGGTAGCGTTTTACATCAACTCGGCCACCATCGTCTTTTCCATCAAAACCGTTAGGTGCTTTTGGTCCGGTCACAACTGCCAAAGCAGCAATATATTCAAGTTGCTCTTTAGACACAGCTTTAGGTTCTTCGGGTACAGAGAAAACACGAGAACGTCTATGCGGCCTTTCTTTTGTACTGTCACCCTTCCTTGCCGCTGTTCCATATAACTTTGTCAAGCGGTTTGGATCAGAAACTGAAGTATCAATCCCAACAGCTTCATCACCAAATTTCTGATCTAACGCTATCAAGACACTGGATATGAGTACGTCTGTGTCATCCGTAACAGGCAAATCAATCTTATAAACAAGATGAAAGCCATTCCCTGAATCACAAATCATAGGTTCCGGCCAGCCCTGCTCATTTAAGAAAGCAAGAGCATCCTTGCACCTTTCGTTAGCTGCTTTTTTTTCAGCTTTTGTCGAACTGATACCTTCTGGACGCTTGGGATCAAAGTCTAATAAAAGATTTGATCTTTTACTTACCTCAGTTTTCCCAGTCCTGTTTGCGCCAGCTACAAGCCGATGATCCGCACGTGCTAGAAGTGCTGTTTTGACCGGATTCAAAGTAACATGGATGCCGACCGGCCTGGCTTCGCTGGAATCGACCTGAAAGGCCAAGTCGGTGAGCTTTTCCGGGTCCACGAACCATCCAGACGCCAGTGGTTTCTTCCCAAATGCCGTGCCCTCCCACAAATTTGATCTGGAATTGCGAAGGCCTAGGGCACAAAGCTCGACGCAAGCGTCGGGATCTGGAAACAAAAAGCCCAGCGCATCGGCGGCCTGTTCCCGGGGTTCCTTGACGGCCCGAAGGGGAGTGTGTATTGTGCTTGACGTCTTGCCCGAATTTTCTACAGTTTCGACGCCCTCGGCCATCACCCCGGGGGCGTTTTCTTTTTCTGCAATACTACTAAACATGTTTTCTCACCTCGGTAGAACACCCATGGCTTTCAAGATAATCTTGGACTTGATAAGAAGGCCATACTGCAATCATAGGACCAATTTTCTTTGGTGCAGGAAACTCACCATTCTTAATCATCTGTGAGAACTTGTACCGACTCACTGGGATGTACTTTAATACTCCTTTTTCACGTAAAAAGTGGGGGTGAGATAAAGGAAGCGCCTCCGTAAGATTGTGAATCACATACTTTGCCATAGAATCTTCTCCTTTTCTGGTCATTATATGCCATAGCTACTCGAAAAAGTCAATGAACCCCCATGCAGCGTCAAGTTACTAAATAAAAATTGCAAAAAGAGTCTTCATTTTCAAGTTATAAACAGGCTATGTTGCTTTCCGTAGTTTTCCACAGTCTTGGTTTTATATAAACTAAATTAGATAAAACCTGACTTGGTTGTGGAAAACCTCGGGCGATATTTTTTTTCTCGTGGCCGGGTCTGGGGCGAAGCCCCAGCTACGATCTGGCGAGCTGGACGTCGGGCGGGATCGGGGAGGCGGATAACCGGGATGGTTCCTCTTCTTTTCTTTACCTATTAAATCCTATTAATACCTATAGGCGGCTGGAAATGTAGAGCTGGCGCGGGTTCCGGTGCCCTCGCGGTGATCGCTGGACCACATGCCGGTGATCGCTGGACCACATGCCGGTGATCGCTGGACCACATGCCGGTGATCGCTGGACCACATGCCGGTGATCGCTGG